CAACTCTGTCTGCGGATTCTCTGGAAGCATACTATAAGCGTCTATCTCTACATCTACATCAGCTTGCAGTTCTTCCTTACTTGGGTTTTCAGACCACTGCAAATCTAAACTGCCTACAATCCTAACCGCATCCTTATATGGCATAAACTGCTTATTTAGCTGGTTTAAATAGTGCAAGCTGTCCTTTAGGAAGTCACTCATTATGTCTTGCCTATATGCGGGTCTAGCCCCACCCCCAGCTGCCCTTATCTGTACTGAAGTAGCACTTTCTTCACCACTTTGCAAAAAACCTTTCTTAAGGTCTGTAACACCTGACTTATCCTGTAAGTTCTTATCTATTCTCTGGTCTATAAGGTACAACTCGCTTGAAGCACTACCACCAGGACTGGCTACATACATCCTATCCTTCGGATCTCCGCTTTCAAAGGTAATTATGGTCTGGTCTCCCCTTTGGATGTGTTCTATATCTTCCTCATTTGCGCCTTCCTTGCTTACCCCAACCCAAACCTTGCTGTTCTCTTGTGCGTTCCGTAACTGCAAGTTACAAATCACGTTCTTCTGGTCTGCTATCTGCTTATAGGTCTCTATATCACTTAACCCAAATTGGCTATCCAGTAACTCGTTGAACTCCAATACTATACTAGGAAATCCCTCTGCCTTAATCTTCCATTCATTTACCCTTAAGGGCCTCTCTTGTTCGTCAGTTACTAAGACTATCTGCCCTTTCTTGCCTTCCCGAAACTCTTTCTTGCTCGGCCTTAAGTAAACCTCATGTACCTGCACAAACCTGGCATCCTTGCTTTCCTGGAAGTTCTTATCTGCGAAATCTATCATGTTCCTTCTAGCATAGTTTATCCTTGCGTAATCTGTAGCACCCTCACTCTGCAACATCTTCTCATTAGCTTTCCCTATCACTTCACCATACCCCTTAAAACCCTTTATCATCTTCTTGTCTACGTCTAACTTATCATCTTCTAATAAGTCCTGTAAAGGAACGTCTATGGTCCTAGCTACCCACCTTGCCTTATCTAAATTAGCCATGTTTACCATAGGGTCTTTAAGGAAACGCATTGGCGGGACTCTCATTACAAATACTTGGTCGTTCTTTATGTTTATACTCATCTCCTCAGTCATCCCGAAATCACCCTTGTAACCATGCCATAAAATACCATGCGGGAATATCAAGGCATCCAGCAACACCTTACGAACCTCTTTCTTGTACCGAATTTCTACTAAACAGTAATTAAGAATGTCCTCTTGCGTCTTTGCAGACTTCGCACTATCTAACATCATTTCTTCCATCTGCCCACTTATCGGATTACGAACCTTGGATATGAACGTCTTGTTTCGGGGCTTTAAAAAAGCACGAGGGTTTCTAAAGAAAATACTCGGTAAGTTGTTCTGTACTATAGGGTAAACTTCATTTAATATAATATCCCAATCACTCCCAAACGCAGGCATGTAGTTCCCAATGTACCTCTGTATGTTCTCCTTCATTATCGGGTCTAATTCTTCCTTATTTAACGCCTGTGCCATTACTATCTCGTTCTTGAGTGCCGTTAACCTCTCTTTACTTATGCTCTCTGCCATATCTTCCCCTTATTTATACCCTATAGTATACGGTATCTCTATCCTGTGCTTCTTGTTTCCAAACACAAAAGGCGACCTCCTGACACTGTTTCTCTCTATCGCCTTCTGCCTCCACCACTCAAATGCGTCGTTCTTAGGCGCTACTTTCTCTATACTGCCCCTTATCAAATCTTCCTCAAACATCTGGCTATGACAATCTAGTATATCGTCATGCTCTGTGTACGGGAACTGTAAGAACTCTAATTTATACTCCTGCACGAAATCGTGTACCTTACCATCATATTCGCTTCTGTAATTCAATACCTTAGGCATATATATAATACCAGCGTGAAACGGCCCTGCTAACCTCTGCTCTATCCTGTCCTGCTTACTTGCACTCGTACTCTTGGTTTCCTTTATCGTAAAGTACTTCTTACCCTCTGACATCCTCTTGTCAAAGGCCTCTAAATCTCCATGCCTGCCACCCAATACCTCGTACTTAATGAACTTCAAATTCTTGCTCCTGCACGCTACCTGATATAACTTCTCTATCCTCTCAAAACTCGTCAGCTTGTCCCTAATCCCCTCCAGTAAGTAATGCTTACCCTCCCAGTCTATTCCCCACCTCTCTATAACCGTGTAATCACTCTTTTTCTTCTGCGTACTTGCGGGATCTACACATATGTACTCAGCCAATCCCATCGGCAAGTCATCGTACTCCCTCCACCACTCCTCTTTAAACTTGGCATCCTTTGGGTTTACAGGCCTCAATAACCACTGCCTTTGTATATCGTAGGGACTCAAACTGGCATCATTACATAACCTGTCCCAACCTTCCTTGTCTAACCTCTCTGGAAAGTTAAATACACCCTCCTCATCATGCGCTGGTATTACGCTCTTTTCAAACTCTGAGTTCTCACTTAATTCGCTATGTAAGTCATTGAAATGATATATCGTCCCTATCACGTCTTCCCTAGGTATCGTTACATTGTCAAATAACGGCCTCAATAACGAATAGTAATCCTTGCTCGCCTGTATCTGAGTGTCGTTAGTCACGCTGTCCTTATTTACCAAGTCGTCTATCTTCATAACGTCAAAATGCAACCCAGTTATGTTAGTCCCTATCCCAGCACACATTATGCTCGGCTCTTTTAAACCCTTCGTCCTTCCCCTCACCACTAAACTCTCCGTTGTCCCGAACTCTATCTTACCATCCTTGTTACCCTCAGGACATATCTCCCTAAATAAATATCTAAACAACTCGTTCCCTATGAAATGATTCCGTATCGCCCCTAACGGCTTCTTCGCTACCTCTAACGAGTAACTTACTATCAATATCCTTATATTTGGATTATTTATCACCAAAAACACACTGTGCGCCTCTGTTATCAAACTTGTCTTAAAGAATCCTCTGCTCCATAACCATAAACGCCTAATCGGGCGGGACTCCAATACCTTCATTCTCCCCATCTTGCCCATCTCTTTATCGTGAAACTTTCCTAAGTCTCTGTATCCCAACACCCATACCAATAACTTGAAGTCGTCCCGCACCCTCTCTGCACACATTACTCTCGCAAATTCTTCCCTCTCCCCTCCCTCCCTTAACTTACCCCATATCTCTATCTCATTGCCATCCATCGGCTTAACTGTCAGTATGTGCTCTATACCTTCCTTTAACGTCATCTAATATCTCCAATGCTTGCTACATAAGTGCTTACCACTCTCCCTCTCGCATCCACATCCGTATTCTGATACCTTATCAAACCTATTCCCCACTGTGACTCCCTTAACTATCTCCTCTACCCTTTCCCCCACATTGTCAATTGTGACCACATTTGCACCAGAAATCTTCTCTTTTGAGGGAAATGTGACCACAAATATTACCTCCTTACCCTTCGTTACCGCTATGTCCTTCCCCTCCCTTATGTGCCTGTGTATCCTGTCCCTGAACTCCCTTATCCCTATCTCCTTCATATGATTTCCTTTGCAGATAAGTAAGTCGGTAGGTACTCCTTTATATACCCCCTACCCCCCACCCCACGTCGTAAATCTAACGGAGTACACAACTTACGATATCGAAACCCCTTACTATGTACCATCTATCTCTATATCCTTTGCGTTCTCTTGGTTAGTAGGGAGTAAGGGCGGCTCAATGGGCGCACTACTCGCGCTTACATCTATCGCTCCCCTTTGCTTGGCCTTCTCATCTATATACTTATTTATAATATCACTTGCCTGGGCGCTGATATCGTGAGTTAAGGTAACGTTATCCTTGAATAGGCCTGCGATCCGAGATCGGGAGTCTAATATCTTTATTAGAGAGCTTGTATCACGTTTACGCTTAGCTAAGTGATATACATTCCTATAGTCTTTTTTGATACCTTCTTCAGAGAAGAAAGCCTCATTGCGTTCTCTTAGGAGGTTTCGCATAGATTTATATAGGCCGCCGCTTTGAGAAGATGATTGCGTGTACCCTGATTCACGCATGGCCAAAGAGATATTGTTGTTGCAAGCTGGAAGTTTTTTTAAGAATACTCTTTGACGATAAGTCATTATAGGCCCTCCTTAATGAGATGATATTATATTGATAACATGGTGAGTATAACATATAATGGCGGCCAAGTACAATGCAATATGTTTAATGGGCGGCGCTCTAAAAGATTGCGACACCGTGTCGGTATCTATTGCCAAACATATTGTGATAGCGTATACACAGGTATATCATTATGAGTGTAATAATATATAAAATAATACTTGACAAATAAAATAATTGTGATATACTCTAAGTGTAAGTAGGATATCGCAGTTAACCAGTAACAAAGGAGGGAAAGATGAATAAAGAATGGCACAAGATAATGAATAGCATCAAATACCAACAATTAAGAAATAATGATTTCAATTACCTAAAACAAATGTTTCAAACGTATGCAACAATGAAATTGAATTCTTGTTCAGCTTCAATTGTAGATTTATATAACAAATGTTTCCAATTAAATGAAAAGGGATTTTTACAATATATTGAAACAAGATTACCCAAAAAGCATTTTGTAGCAGTAATCAATCAATTATAAAACAAACATAAAAAGGAGGGGCGATAATGATAAAAGGGAGTGAAAGTATAATACTTACTATAGAAGAAATAGAAATGTTACTTAGTGTTTTTGGATGGACAAGGGGAATCAAAGAAAGTAATATAAAGTTTTATGATAAAGCAGTAAGGAGTGGAGTGGGAATTTTGGTAGATAAACTTACTGAATTAGTAAGAGAACAATATAGGATTGACGAAGAATAATCGGTAAGCCGTACCGCTGAACGGCAAGGGGTTTATAGGTCTTTTAACCCCGAAAAAAGGAGAAGAAATGGACAAAGCAAAGCAC